TAGATCACCCATTGCATCGTCAAACAGTCTCTTTTTCTCTTCAAGATTAGACGAGAGCGCCACAGAGTTGCGCTTCGCGGCCAAATCTTCAAGCGTTTTCCAATCTTTGTTGGCAATTGTCTTTTTGAGAAAATCTTCATTCTGAACATCGAACCGAATGACCGTTGCCTCAGATGTGGCCCCTTTTATTTCCAGCAAGTCCGCGATCAACCCTTTTCTCAAACGCTCCTGCTGTTTCATCTCTTCTGTTTCTGAGCGAGTGATATCGTGGATAGATATACGAAGTTTACGTTCGTTCTCCTGCCCCTTTGCATTAAGGTCGATCAAGCGCTGTTGCTGATGTAAAACATCGCGATCGTCCCTCACTGCCCCTTTGCCACCTCGGTTACTGTGAGCCGGTGCATCAAAATTACTGCCATCGTCATAACCGCCATCTTCGTAACCGCCATTGTCGTCCCGATAATCTCCAAGATCCCCACTGAGATCAGGCTCGTGCTGCGTGCTTTTGCCGATCGAACCACCTTTCGACAATGATTTGCGCTTTGCTATATACGCACCAATCAGCGCCATCTCATCGTTGATCGCTTTCTCTTGAACGTTGTAGTTGGCCTGCGCATCTGAGCGCAGTCCAGCGTAATAATCTTTGGTCGATATTTCACTTTCGTGGTAAGCGCTCACGAGGTAGTGTTTGCGTTCGTCGAGAAGTGCCAACTCACGATGCATCACGGACTCTATGGTCTTTATCTCTTTCTGCAACTCTGCGCCAAACGCATCGCCGCCAGACCCAATTTTTTTTGCATTGATCGCAGCAAGTTCAGCCTGCTTTTTCTTAGCGTCAGCAGCCTGTTGCGCTTTGTAAGCAGCAGTCAAAGCTGGAGTGGCGCGGGACACCTGATCGGCATAAGCCGTTGGGTCTGCCACCACCGGTCTCCACAAATTCTCATTGCGATTACGTTCGTCAATTTTTTTGCGGAAATTAGTGCTCCATGCCGAGTAATCTTTGTTGCTGGTTTCCGCGTTTAATTTTTGATCGTAATCATATGCCCGCTTACGATCCTTCATAGCCTCATCAAACGCGATCTCCGATGCTGTTTTGACCCCTCTAACATCAGCCACTACTTTTAAAGGGATCTTTATCGCTGCGAGTGGGCCACCCGGAAGTGTCTCCCTCACTTTATCCATCCCTTTAGCCAACACGTTAATGTCAGCGAGAATCAAATTGACAGCGGATGCAAAGACGCGCGCAGTGTCAACCAAAAATAGCAATGACTCCGCAACAACAATGACTGTCGTGGAAATATCTTCAGCTAAACGTTTGAGATTGCCTTTTTCGTCCAACTCTTGAATAGCGGTCTTGAGTCCTCCGGCACCGCCTGTGGCCCTTTCAAACGCTTGTATTACATCGGTCATAGTTGGAATAAGTGCATCGGCCAGCGCTGCCTTCGCAGTGGTCGCGCGCAGTGACAATTCCGACATTCGATCGTTGAAAGCTTTCGCTCTATCGATTGCCGCCTGCGTTGTCGTAGGAACAAGTTCTGGCTGTTTACCAAGATCCTCAAAAAACGCAGCACCGCGACCGCCTCGACCAAGACCAAGCATCTGCGTAATCGTCGACCGCATTTGTTCAGGCAGGGTTGCCAAGCGTTTGGCAAACTTCAGCATCGCGTTTGCGGAGCCACCCTCCAGCATATCCTGCATCGCTTTCTTGCCAACGATGCCCATAACCCCTAAAACCTTGGACGCGCGCGTGCCTTCTTTTTGACCGTCTAAAAGCGCTTTATTCAAGCGCATCGTCATCATCGCAACCTCTTGCAAACTGGTCTTGCTGGTTAAAGCTGCCAGTTGCAGCGACGACATTTCCTCCCCAGATATCCCGGCACGCTTACCGAGGAGTTCGAGTTGTTCCTGCGCATCGATCGCACCCTTGATCAACCCGACGAACCCTTGAATAGAAAAAGTAAGACCGAATGTGGCGGCAAGCCCGAAGGCTGCGCCCTTCAATCTGCTAAACGCATTGTTGAATGCGTTCTCGATCTTGGTCGCGGAGGCAGCAGCCATCGCAGACGCTTTGCCGAGATCTTGCTGAAAGGTCGCCGTCGCCGCTGCTAATTCGACAACGAGGCTACCGGCTGCGCCTAATTTAGCCATTCTATAAATCCTTTCGCTGGTGGTCTCGAATCGCGCACAGTTGCGCGACCAACACGTCAATGTCGGTCACGCCGAGCATTTCGCTGACGATCGGCAAAGCTGACCAGTTCAATTCGCCACTCATCATGTTCCACGCATCTATAGCTACGCGCGCACCATCATCCAACTCGCTCGATTGGTACTCTGACGACAAGGTCGACAGGTCACGCGCCTCCAACCAAGCTTTCAGTTTTTTGCCGCCTCCCCAACTATTCCGGTATGTGCTCGATATGCGGCCAACACTGCGTCAGTAATCGGTTCCCAATATTCAGTGTGATCGGCAACCCACTCTCTCCACAGATCCGACGTAAAGGCGACGACATCGGTGCCACCACCACCAATAATGTCGTCCTCAACGACGCCTTCCCAGCCATGCACAAAATCCATTGCAATGCTGGTATAGGCGTCGTCATTACGGCGAATCTGCAACACTTCCACATCGGTCGGACGGTGAGCGATAAACACAAATTTCCCGACCGTGACTCGCACTTCCCGGTTTTTGCGCAGTCGCGCGATGAGTTCTTTCGACATGATCAAGAAGCGTAGTGCAGAACCGACTTGACCGGCGTAAAGCTCACCGTTGCTGTTGCTGCCGCATTGGTCGCCAGATCAAATCCGCTGCCGCCTGATACGTTGGCGTTGAAAATCGTCTTCTGACCACCGGCAAACGTGATGCGAAACACCAGCACCTCATTCCGCCCTGTTGCGGCAAAAATGATCTGTTCGGCTGCGCCACCGGGATTGAACAGGCCGGTGATGCTACCGTCAGGCGCATCGGGCAAACCGTATGCGTACTGTTTCGCTTTGTCGATCAGCGTGGTGATATCGATCTTTGCCGGGGCCGGATTCGGCATCGTTACATTCTGTGCCGACGAGAGCGTCGAGAACGTGCTGATATGTTCGGCATGACCGCTAGTCCAAACGCTGTATGTCTTGCTGTCGACCCCTTCGAGATTGAAATCGTTCCCGTTGATACCCGACACACGAGCAGCCTGACCGTTCAACTCAACCATTCCCCCAGTGACGTGCATCCGCACCACATCTCCGACTTGCAATCCATGCAATGCGCTTGCGGTCAACTTGCACGGGTTTGCTAACGTGGCCGCTGTGATGGTCAGATCTGGAGAGTCCACAACCGCTTCGACCTCGACCTTACAATTGGTGCCAATGATTGCCATAGTTTCCTCACACAAATGCTCGCGAAGCGAGCGGTTGAAAACGCCCGTCGAAATTCGTCAGGCGTGCCAAAAACTGTAGATCACCGGTTCCATCATCTCTAACGTAGCCGGTTCAAACATCTCCCCCGATGCAGGAACTTCGTACTTGCTCCAAAGGTCAGCAGAGGACTCGATCGCTGCACGCACGCTTGCTGCCAGCGCGAGCGCTGACGCTTTCGCTGTTTCAGATACGCTCTTCGTTCCCCAACACTCGAACACGAACTCACTGCGTATCGTTCCCTCCGGCCCCTGTAGTGTCATGATCGGTTCGTACACCGTGCGGCGATAGATCACCAAAGGTGGCACGGCAGTCTCTGGTGCGGCATCGGGAAAAACGTTGCCACTTGCCACATCGGAATATTCCAGCGCTTCGATAATATCTGAATGGATACTCACGTTTTAGCCCAAGCATTTAGTTTGGTTCTCAACACCGATCGAAATTGCTGTGTCATCTTGTTCATCATTGCCGTAAGGGCCGCATCTTTTCTCGTGTTGAATGCGCCACGCAAGAAAAATCTACCGTCAACCCAAGTCCTGACACCAGATTTTTCCCCTAGCGTGCGCGCATACTCCTGCTGCCGACGACGGTCGGTCAACCCGGTGCGCCGTTTGCGACCGAAGAGCGGAAAATCTTCGTACTTTCCCTTGAACCTATGAACAACCTTGTGCCCACGCTCCACCCAGCCAGCGTAGAAAGCATCCGAGCTAAGTGTTGCATAGGTTGCCCCGTGAGATGACGCCTTTAACTTCGAGCGCGCACTCTTCCCCTTGCGCGCGGTGACATAGAACACCGCTTGTGTTGCGTTCGACTCTTCACGAATGAACTTCATTATGATCGAACGACGAAGGATGCCAGTGTGATCATAGAAAGCTGAACTCGACCTAGCCCCGGCGCGAATAACAGAGGCACCGGCAGCGGATGTCGGTTTTAACACCGCTGGCCCAATTTCGGCCCCAATGCGCGCGAAGTTGGCCTTCAACTCTTCGAGACCTCTGACTTTAACAATCTGTGCCATCGCTTACTCCTGCCTCGAACTTTCGGTACACGTAAGGACAAGCTCGCAGTTGGCCTCACCAACATTGCGAGGAGGAGCATCAATTGTGAAAACTCTAGCACCGTACAAAACGCGCCAAGTGGAGTCCATTTTGCTCCATTTGGGATTGAACCTCAAAGATATTGTATGGGAAGTTGTAGCCTGTCTTTGCGCTGCCAAAAACTCTTCCCGGCCACTAATCGGTTCGATCTTGGCTGGAACATTGAAAGCGACCGTGTCCCATGAGGTCAACCGTTCCCCAACGGAATCACGCGACCCTTTTGGCGACTGCAAACTTATCAGATGATTCAGCGATCCGGCTTTCATGCCATCGATGTCCGTAAACGATAGGGCAACAGTAACGATTCAACAGCGTACTGCATCACGGTTGGAGAACCAATCAGTTCGCGGTTCGCATACCAATGTCCAAGCAACAGCAAAATAGCTGCCCTAATTGCTTTCGGAAACGGATTGGAATCGGGACTATCAAAATCTAACGTATACCCCGTCAGATATCTGATCTTGATCGCGTTGACCGAATTGTCTGTCGTGGGCCACGTTGCTCCAGTTGCCAGAACCAGTAATGGTGGGTCAACATAATCGTTCAATACGTAATCTGAAGAACTCACGGTTTGCTGATTGCCATCCCCATCGGAATATGAAACAGACATCACGCTTATAACTGGTGGCATTTGAAGCTCAATCTTTCCGTTTGTTGGGAACGAATCGAGAGCTAACTCCAGCGTCTTTTGCGCGATTGATCTCTTGATGTAATTTTCGCACCACTCACGCGCCGCGCCCAACTGCAACATTATGATGTCGTCGTCTGGATGAGAAGTTGGGCTATCTTCACTGGGGGTTACACGCAAGTGATCGCGAGCCTCGTCCAAAGTGATTGGCTCGATCGACGATGTCGAAACTGTTTTCAAATTCATCACTGACTAGCCTCCGTCCAAATCTCGTCATACTCCCTTGGCGTCCAACCATCGATCCAAGGACCGCCGAGAGTGAAATGCGCAATGATCGGCACAGCCGGTTTCTTCTGTACCGACACCAGCCAGTTTGCTTCCGCTGGCAAAGATCCGATCTCGCTGTCCGCGAGCCAACGGAAACCATGCAGATCTCTCCCCGGCCACTGATTGAGTGTGAGCAGGCTCAGTCTTCTGTTGGCAGGATGGTTCACGTTCCACAGCACCACGCTGCTCCAGTTCTTGCGATCGTATACGGTTTGCAGTTGACCATCCATCTTCATCCCGGCCACCGTGAACGGTTCGTGCTTGACAACCATCACCGCTTTGCTCTCGTCAATGAAGTCGAGCAGTTCGTGCGGGTCGTTCAAAAACACCACGTCACAATCTACAGCCAGACACCAACCGGAGTGGGCCAGAAGCGGAACAAAAAAACGCGAGATCGCGAACTCCGTGCTCTGCGGTGCGGAAGAATTCAGATCCCACATATTGCCGCGACGGTCAAGCGGACGCGTGAGCATTCCGTTGCTTCGTAAACGATCTTCGTAAACAGGCACCACCTCGCAACCAAAAGATCGCGCGGTCTTGACAGCAACATCAAACGCCGCTTGCTCGCGCGAATCGTAGCCTATGTACACTTTCACCAGTATGACTCCTCGCCATCAGCGTGCGTAAGAAAATAGACAAATCCACGCTGTACCAACCACGCCAAACAGGCGATGATCATTACGCCCACAATCATGCAAGCATTCATACCCTCGTCGCCTCGATCCGAAAATCTCTGTGTTGGCGACCGGCTGGATGCCATTGCGTAATTTTTTCTTCAGTATCCATGAATCCGTTCTCTTTCAGGAACAGAGCTAGCGTTTTGTATGTCCAGCCCCAGCGATGAACCATAAGTGGATTCTTCTCGCGCTGGTCACCATACAGCCCCCACATACCGAGTTGATCTAAATGCTTACCGCCACGTTTC